TAGCATCAGAAGCCATTTCAAGCAACTTAGAACCACCTTCCATATTCAACAANCCTTCNTANATNGCTGTTGGATAAGCGTCAGGTGCACTAGGTTGTGCTACTACGTCAACTGTTACTATTTCAAAATCACTTACATGTCCGTTGCTTTCNTTAACGTTTCCGCTACCTCNGCTCGAGACACCTAACTTTACTCCTGCTCCNAACATGGTCTCAACTAGTGTTCCCATTGGAGTAGGTAATATNTTTAATTTACCATAACCGTTTGCGCCTTCCATCCACACATCAGTGATGACATGGCTTACACGGTCTAGGTTAATTTTTAAATCATCAGGGTGGTCTAACTCACCCAATACAGAATACCCACCGCCAATTTGCTCTTTTAATGACTTAACAGCATTTGAAATTTCATTAACTGGGTAGATACGCTGATTAGCGTTCTTTACATCGCCTTGGATGCAAAGACCTTTCATATAAAGTTCTTTACCATCTTCGCCACTACGCTCAAGTATTACCTGAGCTGCGTCGAATGATAAATTTTCTTGTAAGAAAGACACTTAAATTACTCGCCTCTTTTAAGGGCAGGTGCTTTAGTTAAATCAGCACCACCTTCTGGTCCATCAACATTCATTTCTTTGGCTTTAGGAGCAGTGCGACCTTTTTCTGTAGTTGTACTTGCTTTTACTGGACTAGCATCTGTTTTAGATTTTTTACCAGCATCATCAGCGTTAGCACTCTTAGTGTTAACCCCTGCTTCTTCAGAAGTAGTAGGTTTAGGAGCGGCTGTTAATTCTGCGCCTTCTTCTAATTCCTCTTTGTCTTCGTCAATTTCTTCATCTGTGCTTTCTTCAAATGATAATTCTTCGTCAGCATCTAAACCACCAAAGTCTTCGCCTTCGTCGTCAGTATCCACTTCAAAATCCATTTCACCTGCATCTTCATCTTCATCAGATGCGCCCACTGTGTCATCACCAATAAGGTCGTCAAATTCAGCCATTAATTCGTCTAATTTGTCTTCTAAATCAACCACGCGGTCTTCGATTTCATCATGTCCTTCTTCATGGCCATCTAAATCACCACTATCATCGAAATCCATTTCACCTGCATCGTCAGCATCGTCAGCATAATCTACGCCTTCTTCATCTGCTGATACATCATCGATGAAATCATCAACAGAATCACCACCGATGTCATCTTGCATCAAACCTTCGTAGATTTCACGTGATTTACCAACAACGATTTCGTGGAAAAGGTCAGATGCCTTTTGGTCTTCGTCATTAATGACGTATTCAATTAGTTTCTCAAACTTATTACTCATGGTTAACTCCAAAAATTAAAAATATTCGTATCCGTGCTGTATTTAGACCAAGTATTAAAAAAGACACCATAATAGTGCCTTTTTTAAGAATTTTGCGTTTTTGAGAGGATTTACTTGCTAAAATCCACCACCCATCCCTGTATCCTCGGATGGAGTTGAGTACATTGTTTGTATTTTCTTCAACTTTTCCTCATGTTCAACATTACGTATGTCGTTCATTTGACGAAGTTTATTGATTTGTTTTAAAGTAAGTCGAGTCTTACGCAAATCATCAGTTGTGATTTGAGTATTATCATCTTCTAAATCCTGATAACCAGGAATCGCTCTGTTAAAAAGTTCGTTTAATATCATAATCTTATTTATCACAAACCACTATCATCGCCACCTGCCATCGGAGGTGAGTCTGACGCCATTGGGTTGAGTTCTGCATTTACACCACCATCCATTCCCATGTCTTCGTCACCCATTCCATCATCCATGCCTTCGATGTCTCCCATGGTATCAATATCTGATTCAAATCCACCTGGCATAACGCCGACACCACGTAAATCAGCGCCTTCCGCATCAACCTTCTGTTGTTTGGCGTTTTCTTCTTCCCACTGTTCTTCGTTCTTAACCATTTCTTCTTCAGATAATCCTAAGTAACGCTCTAATAAGAAACGCTTACTAAGATATGGGTATTGTTCCAAGTTAGCAAACGTCGAAACACGTGTTGCATCCAATTCACTCTGTCTATAACTAGCAAAGTTCTGTGGTTCATTGAACATGATATCAAATAAACTACCATCAATATTGAACCCACGGAATGCTAAGTAAAGTTTGAACTCTGTATTAAGTACACGTGCTAAAGATGCCTGCATACGTTTACAGTACTGATTAAATCTAAATTCTTGAATTAATGCAGTTCCTAATCTACCATCAGTTAGTGGTGATGAATTATCATCAGGACCACTTGGTAAGTAACTACTCGGCACACGCAAACCACGTGCTAATTTATTATTGAAGTAACGTAAGTCATCAATCTGTCCTAAATTCTCACCACCTGGTAATGTATCTACTTTAGAGCCACGTCCTTCTGCTGTTTGTGGAAAGAAGAAGTCTTCATTTGTCGATAATGGATTGTACGTTGCATCCATTGTGTTTGCACCACCGTTTTGCGTAGGGATACGTCGTTGGTGGATTTCATTCTTAACACGTTCTACAAAACTCATTGCCATATGACTTGGCATATTACCAACATCAATATAAAATACACGTCTTTCAGGTGCTCTTTGAATTCTGTAAATTAGAATAGCATCTTCTAGCATTTCCTTTTGTTTAAACACTTTGTAGATGTTTTCTAAAATACTAGTACCAAACGGCCAAGATACGTCAAGTCCCTCAGTTAAACTCAAATGCACAACGTGCTTGGCATCAATTACAGATTCCTTCATTGATTCAGTGAATCTACCACCCTGATTGTTTAAATTTCCTCCACTCACAGGTGCTTGGTTATTCGCAGTGTATCCGCCACGNCCTGGATTAACCGCNAAGTCATCAGTGGTTTTAGCAGCAACTGTTAAGTTTTGGAAGTTNGGATTAATATCAGTAACAATGTACTGCTCGGGTTCTTTACCATCACTTTCATTAACAATCACTCTNGNTACTTTAGTAGGTTCAACCCACATAAGTTTAAAAGTTTCTGGGTCTCTGATGAATACTTGGTCACCGTACTTAATAGTATTACGAAACATTTTAAATAGTCTTTCATCAAAACGATTTAACTTAACCCACTGCTGTAATTGCTCTTTAATGATATTAACTTCATTGTCAGTTGGTTTATCATTGTATCTGACATCAAGTGGACTCATCGTGATATCATCTGATTGTGTACTGAATTCAGAAATGATATCCAAACAAGCGTTTACTTCACTATCCATGTCCATTGCTTCGTACTGATTGTAACGTTCAACACGGTTGGGATGTCCTGTGTAAACTTCGGGGAGTTTGCTTTGGTAGTTTCTAAATGCGAAGTTACTTGCCTGTGGAGTGGTGCTATTTGCACCGCCACCTAATGGACTAAATTGTCCAGACGTATCAGCAACTTTAAAATACTTTTTCCACGACATATGGATAACCTGTTTTAATTAATGTTGCTGTATTTATGCTGTTTAATTAAGTAAAGGAATTAACTCATTTGTACTACTTGCTTGATGCCTTGTGTATTCTTGTTACCTTGATTTAGTGCAGTTACAATACTATCTAATTTTTTATTAGATTCGTTATTTGATTCTGATAACGCATTCAATGCCGATGTTACTTTTTCGTTGTTAGATACTTTGCTTTGTGTACTTGATTCAATTGCGTCAGTGTTTTGTTTACCTATGTTCTTTTTCCACTCATCGACGATTGGTCTGAGTAAATCCCAATTACGTTTGTCCCATGTATCACCATGCTCCCCATGTTTCATTTCATTAACCCAACCTTTAGGTGGGTTGTTCAGTAGGTTTCTAATTTGTTTCGCAATTTCAGTTGGAACTTTAGTATTTGCGGGTATATTGAATTTCTTCTCAAATTCATTTGGTATTAATCTCATGTTATTGGTTATACCCATACCAGTTCCCATGATTCCTTCGTAATCTTTAAAAACCTTCTCATTTAATAACCTACCGATGGTTATTGGTGATTTCTCATTTTGCTTAGTTAATGTAGTTACTAGTGCATTTAGTTTTTTAAGTTCATCTGCAATCTCTTTGCGTCTATCAACTATTGCATCAGTTTGCACAGTGGACCATGCACCGAACTTATCTTCTTGCTTTTCTAACTGGAATATTTTAATTCTTGCATTATTAATCTCAATATCTGCTTGGTTCTGGCCTTTGTTGACTCTATCTGAACCACGTAATAGATTTTCAGTCTCTTCTAATATTTCAGCAGTTTTAGTTACTATTGTTTCTATTGCACCTGATACAGTTTCAAAACTAAGTATCGATGCTTGTGCAGATGCGGCTGCTATTTCTAAATTCTTGGATGCACTTGTTAACTCCACTGTAGTTGAATCCGCACCTTTGCCGTCTTCTCCCTTTTTATTGTGCATATTGGCAATGTCATCCGAAGTGAGTTTATTCGAATCAATCGCCTTCTTAACGTTACCATCTGCCATGGTGGTTAAATTCGCCATATCATTCATTGATGCTAAAATACCAGTATCACCAACCGCACGTGCTAAGGTTTCCACTGTTCCTACGTATTTCTTCGAACCATTCTGAATTTCTTGCAATGCAGTGCCCCAATCCATTTGATTAGAACGCATACGATTCATAACCGCCATAAACCCTGGTATAGATACCTGCCAACGTTTTGCCTCTTCTGATGTAATCATCCCTGTTGATGCATCCTGAATCGCTTTCTGTAAATCGGGCATACCTTTAGTTGCCAACATCAACGCTTCTATTTGGTCAGCCGCTTCAACACCATCCGCGCCTTGACGTCTTAGCTGTCGTTGTGATGCTTGGTATCTAGCATTGAGCATCGCTTGTTTAATCTCATCTTTTTGTGCGTCACGGCTCAATCCTGTAAGTTTGGAAACTTCCTCGAATCGTTTGCCTAATTTTATAGCACCTTCTGAAATAACCATTTGGTCACGTTTCATGTTGTACACTTGATTAAACCCCAATAAACGTTGTCTTTCAACAAAGGTTGCAACCGTATCTCCGATTTCTTCAGATGTGAAACCCAAATTACGCAACTCTTGGTCTGATGATTTTTTCATGAATCCGAGTACAGATGCAAAACCATCAGCCGCTTTGTCTGCAGAACCATGCAGCATAATTAATTGGTTCTTATTCTTATCCAACATACTACTGAATTGCTTTAGTGGTATTCCCGACTTTACTATATTGTCAACTAATGTGTCAATACCCTCAGCACCCGAAAATCCAGATTTACTCAGTGCTTGGTACGACCCCAGTGCATTGTCCATTTCCCCAACCATGAATGCCATTGCACTACCAACACCATCGATTATTGTGCCAGCAACTTTTCCAATCGTTCCAAATGCTTTTGTAGCGTTTCCAATAGCACCCGTGACAGACCCAATGGAACTACCAAATGCCGATATACTGGCATTACCAGATGCTAACCCCTTGAACGCTGTGGTAACTGAACTTGCGGTGTTTGAAAGTCCTCTTAAGTTACCTTGAGCATCTCTGACTGCTTTTGAAAATTCTTTAGTATTACGGGATGCCTCATCGGTTGTTCTACCTGCTCTGATTTGTGAATCATAATATGATTGTTCCGATGATGAATAATCTGCCATAGTGTTATGCTCTATAAATATTGTTAAATTTTATTGTATTTATGGAAGAAATAACATGGCAGATAATCCACTTAGCAACTACTTCAGACGACCAAGCATTTACATCACTTTACCAAGCAAAGGTAAGTTCTACCCAGAAGGAGCATTGGAATTAACAGAGAATGAAGAACTCCCTGTTTATCCAATGACAGCAGTTGATGAAATCACGTACAGAACGCCTGATGCGTTATTCAATGGTACATCGATTACTGAAGTTATTCAAAGTTGTATGCCAAGTATCAAAGATGCATGGGCAATCCCAAGTATCGATTTGGATACAATTTTATCTGCTATTAGAATTGCAACCTACGGACATACGTTAGAAATCGGAACTACATGTCCCAAATGCGAAGAAGAAGCAGAGTACGGGGTTGATTTAAGAAAGATTATCGAACAATTGGATATTGGTGAGTACGATAGTTCAATCAATTCAGGTGATTTGGAGATTCATATCAAACCACTAACTTACAAAGACATTAATGAAAGTAGTTTAGTTCAATTCGAAGAACAGAAAATTGCTTCTGTGTTAGAAGATACTGAAATGTCAGAAGAAGAAAAACTTAAATTACTATCCAAGACATTTAAAAAGATTTCAGAAGTAACAATCACAACAATATCAAAAAGTATCGAGTATATTAAGACACCAGAAACAATGGTATCAGATAGTGAACAGATTAATGAGTTCCTACATAACTGCGAACGTAGTGTTTTTGAAACAATAAAAAATAAAGTACTCACGTTAAGAAGTAACTCAGAACTCAAACCACTGCACATTAAGTGCATGGAATGCGAGAACGAATACGAACAACCATTTACCTTGGATATGTCTAATTTTTTCGGATAAGGCTCTTAGTTCTTGCTCCTGACGAAATCGTCAAGGAGATTGACAAGATGGAAAAAGATACTAAGGGCATTAAAGACGAAGCATTAAGACTTAGTTGGAACATGCGTGGTGGATTATCATACAACGAAGCGATGGCATTGAGTCCAAGTGAACGCGAAACTATCACCAAGATTATCAAAGACAACTTAGAAACAACCAAGAAATCAGGACTACCTTACTTTTAAATATTATGAATATACTAACTAAACTTTTCGGCTCAAAATACGATAAAAAAATTCCATATACATATCACGCAAAGCGTTATGTATTTGACAAAGACGAAGACATTACAATTGATTGGGTAAGTGACACAATTTGCGGATTATGCAATTTTCTTAAAAAGAAAAAAGAAGACCCAAGCGAAATTGTAATTTACGAATGTTTTAATGGCAAAGAAGTGGAACTACCAAGAGAAGTTTACTGTAATGACAATAAATGGAAGCCTAAAAAGGAATTATGCTGTGCTCATCAGCGATATGGTTCTGCAGGAAAAGCAGGTGATTGTAAGTTTAACGACAGAAACCAAAAAACACTCAAGGTTAATTAAAAAAATGAAAATTAATTTACAACAAGTAGAATACGAAACAAAGGATTGGTTGGATGATGTAAAGACCCACAAAATTAAGATTGTTTGTTGATATGACTCATCATATCCTTTATAAACATACCATCCCTCTGTTCTTTTAATTCAGGTAATAAATGTTGGTTGTACCCATATTCATTATTTTCAATTCGTTCAATAACTGAATCAATCTCCGTGGTTGGGTTATGTGGGCGATTTAGTTTTTCCGAATGTTGATTTATGTATTCACTCGCTTTTAGTTCTTCTTGTCGAATGAATTCCTTGTGGTCGCTGACGAACGTATCATTTTCAGTTGGCTCATTGATGAGTTTCACAGCACGCACCCGTTCCACATCAATCTTTAACTTGTATTCATGAAATCTAGTTCTAATAGTTTTTACATCATCGACTAGTAAATCTCGCATGTAAACACCATCATGTACGTTTAATATAACCCTATCTTCGAATCCTTCTATTGCATAATCCATGATGTTTTTTTCGTACGTTTGGTACATTGATGAAACNACACTATTCCTAGATATNCTACCACCCTTCATTACGTTTATATCACCCGCAAATAAATGCTTGTTACGATTGAATATCTCAGTATCGATAATCTTCTGCTCATTAACCAAATTAATAATGTACTCATTGGAAGCAAACAACTTAAATTGATTTTTATTAAAAATCTTTCGTAATGCGCTTTCTTTCTTCTTATATGTGTTTGTGGGTTTTTTATCAGTATCTTTACGGAAACTGTGTTGTACGTGTTTGGCATCACATCTTGCACCAAAACTCAAAGCAGTGAGAGCACCTTTGATTCGTTTGATGGAACTTTTAAAAGGAAACTTACCACTTTTATTTAATTCACCGTACACAAGGTCGTTGATACGTTTTCTAATAGATTTCTTATGCTCGACGTAGTCACATGTGTACCTAGTTTCCAACCCATATTCATTNCCAACATTCAGTTTCCAACTATAAACTGAATTCTCAATATCAATCGANACACAATTACCCAAAGATGCTAATCTAACGTCCTTTGGGCAATTCTGTAAATTCATGTACTTGTAATAAGTTCTAGATGATGTATTACTAGTGCTTTCGAAATGTGGCATGAAACCTAAGAAACCAGATGCAATCGCATAAATCTTATTTGCCTTATCAATGCATGATATTGTTTTGTTTCTATNACNGTGGTNATAATCTAATGTGAGGTAGTATTCTTTGGTTTTAGTAATGTAATTCTTTAAACTAAACAAATCGATTTTNACNGCCTTGAACANTTTCGTATTATCCAAGTCCTTGGCATTATCACCGTAAACCATATCAATGATAATAGGTAATGCTTCAGCAAGTGGTAATTGCTTTTCAATAACATAACCAATTAAATGAGATGCATTAATAAGAGATANTGATTTATTAATATTATTCCCAGTGTTNATAACTTCAAACAAAGGATTTAACTCCTGAATCACTTTCTTAATACGAATTGATTTATTATTGACAATTACGATTTTTGTACCCAATGGTATATTATTCAATCTAACATAAACCCAACCAACATCCATGTGGTATTTCTCTTGATATGTTAAACCACGTTCAACCTCATTGATAGTGTCATCAAAGAAACGCTCACATAAACTATAACTGCGATTAATATCAATTCTATGAACCTTATGTAATTGATGTGCTGTTTCTGCAATCCATATAACTTTATTAAATTCGTTACTCAAAAAAAACTCTCCAAAAAAACTCTCCCACATATATAACCAATACAAGGTATCGAACAACCTACTGTTAACAAGTATATCAGATATCAAACCGACCAGATAATTAAATATAACAAGTTACTGTATACAGTAAGTAGGAACGATTTTTAGAAACATGCATTTAAAGTACATTCCTACAGGAGGAATGGACTCTTATGACCCTATTTATGTGACGCTTTATGGGTTATATTTTTTACCAAAATATCCAAAATGGTCAAAACCTGCATTTAAAGCATGTTGTACAGTCAGAACGATTTTAAATGTGCATTTAAAGCACTTTAAAAACATATCATTATGAAACAGTTCAGCACATTTATTGCTGTGAAACATAATAGTTCTGACTGTAGGAATGTACTTTAAATGCAGGTCGAAAAAAATGTTTCACGGGGTTATTCAGTGACATTTGGCCAATCTGTGAACAATGCATGTTGAATATCATCTGCTACGAATTGATTGAATGACTTATGTTTTTCTTCCAACTCGCCCTCG